AAAGGATACAAACGGTAAGGCATATCTGCAATTCGAGCCCAAGCTTCCTGACGGATAATTCTATTACTTCGAATTATGAAAGGAAGGTGATTCTCGGCGTATCATCTTCATCCAGGTCGATTCGGTCGACGGTCTGTTGCCAAAACTGCCGCCGCTGTTCTCGTGTCATCTTCTCGTAATACGGACGAATCCCGCCAGGCAAGTAGTAATTAAGTGGAGTAGAGGGCTGTATCTTCGGCGTTTCTGCCTCGACAATGGCAGCCGATAATTCGGCGTGAGTCTTTTTATACTCATCCAGGTCGATAAGTTCGTTCAGGAACAGTTCTTTCAGCCTCTCAAGCTTTCGCTTTAACTTCTCAACGTCGGTCGTAACAGGCTGTTGTTTTTGCTTTTTTCTTACCGAATACTGGAAGTCCCTGTAAGCCTTGTCGAATGAGTCAAGAAGGGCTTCTTCAAGCTTCTTCTCGGCGACTCGTCCGCGGTGAGTACAGGGTTTGAAGGGTGAAACACTCTGCGGACACTGATAATAATAGTACGTCTTGCCGTTGTTCTTGCCGACGCAACCGATACCGGTATACGGATGACCGCACATCGGGCAGCGAATAAGACCCGTGAACAGGAATATCCGCCCGGTCGGCGTTCGCTTGATTAGCTTCTTGGATTTTATTATTTTTTGAGCTTTGTAAAAAACATCTTCGGTAACAAGTGGCTGACAGAAGTTATCGTCTCCGTGAGATCGCCCTATGTACCGTTCATTCTTCAATACGTGACTGATACTGGCGTATGTATAATAGAATCCATGCCCACACATCCAACGTGCCGCTTCGGTGAGGTTTTGCGTTTTGACAAAGTGTTCAAAAAGCGGTTGTACATACTTCGCGTTCTCGTTCGGCACGAGCTTCTTGTCCTGGACGCTATATCCGAACGGTACCTTACCGCTACATATCTCATGCCTTGCCCGTTTTTGAGCAAAGACGAAATGAATACGGTCGCTTGTCATATCTGATTCGTTCTGAGCGATTGAAAGCTTAATATTCAACATGAGCCGCCCGTTCGTGGTCGTTGTATTGTAGTCTTCTTGAGTGGTCTCCCAATCGACCTCGTGCATGTCTAAAATCTCTTGAGCCTTGTAATAATCTTTTACCGACCTGAACCAACGGTCGAGCTTAATGAAGAGAACACGGTCAATTTTATTCTGTTTAATATCTTCGATTAAGGATTTAAATGCACGACGGGAAAACGGCTTCTTCCGTGCCGACGCTCCGTCGTCGGTATAAACGCCGACTATTTTGTAATTATGCTTATCAGCGTAGCTCCTGAGGTCGGCAAGCTGAGCGTCAAGAGATAAGCCCTGGCGTGCTTGCTCTTCGGTGCTTACGCGTATATATAGGGCTACTCGTTTATTCTTCATATCGCTTCTCCGTATATAAGTAAACCCCGCACAGGCGGGGTCTTTTTTAATGTATAAGATTATTGCACCGAGGGCAGCAGTCGGCGCCCTTCGGGGCTCTATAGTGACACGTCGGGCACTCGACGGTTTCGGCCTCAGCTTTGGCAATTTCTTCGGCAGTCGGCTGAGGAATGTCTCGCTGACAATGGGGGCAGACCACGGCACCCGGCTTTACATATTCCTTGCAGAACGGGCATTCCTTATAACCTTGAGCCTTCTTTTCTTCCGCAACCGCTTTCATATCTTTCGATATTACGAGGGAATGAATAAGAGCCACAATGAAGAGGCAGGCCCCGTATATCCACCACAAGAAAAAGTTTCGGCCCTTCGAACTGGCGATAAAGGCCGGGATTACGCCGATGACGCAGGCGATTATTAAGTATTCCATGTGATCACGTTCCTTTCTTATACTATTTCACTTTGTTTTATGACTGCTAATCCGAGAATTTTAAAATCGGAACAATTCGACTCGCTGAACTGAAGCGGTGCGTACTTTGGGTTTTCTGAGACTAGCATAACCCCTGTATCTGTCTTATAGAACCGCTTAATACATACCCGCTCATTGTCGATTTCGACGCATGCGATTTTACCGTTCGACACTTCTGGCTGGGCTTTAACAAAGACGATGTCACCGTCATTAATGCCCGCATTTATCATAGAGTCACCGCGAACGGTAATGCAGAAGTCAACCGCATATCGTGAATCGGTTTCCACATAATAAGTATCTTGACCGTCCAGGTTTTCCAGCGGTTGACCTGCGGCGGCATAGCCTAGCATAGGCACACGCTTGAGATTTGGCTTGAACGCTTCGTCGGGCAGCTCCGGGCGGTTTGACGCCCACTCCATGGGGACGTCAAATCCCATGAGCCAAGCGGGGGAGACGTTGAACGCCGTCGCAAGCAGATATAACTTATCCTGTTTTGGCAGCACTTTACCGGCTACGTATTGACTTATGGCGGATTTGCCAATCCCCGTTCGCTCCACGAGATCGGCTTGCCGTAGATTGCGTAGCGACATCAAGTGCTTGAGCCGCTCGGCAGTATTACTCGACATTTAAACCCCTCCTTATTTTATGACATAATTATAGTATAAATTGAACTTTAGTTCAATATTTTTTAATTATAGTTTAAAAATTTTAAACTTTTGATATTGACATGTAATCAAACAGGGTGTATATTGTAATCAAAGTTCAACAATTTGAACTACAAGGAGGTGAGAACGTGGTTTTTGATTATGCTAAACTAAAAGGTAGAATTACTGAAATATACGGGTCGCAAAGTGCGTTTGCAAAGGCAATGGAACTGTCAGAACGCTCAATATCGCTCAAGCTGAACGGTCACGTCCCGTTTTCACAACCTGAGATATCAAGGGCCCTAACCCTTTTAAATCTCGATGGCACGCAGGCAAGCGACTATTTTTTTGCGCTTAAAGTTCAATAATTTGAACTTTAAGAAAGGAAGGAGGACCGCCGATATGGAAGTGGTTCAAGAATCATGAACGGGCAGTTCATTAACTTCCGTCCCGAACGTCCCATAGAGGTCGCACTCAATATCTTATACGGGACGGATGACAGCGAATTCGTCGTAGAAAGGAGTGACGTCAGTGACCATTCTGGTGAATCTGACGTGTGCGATTGTCATCGCCACGATGATTCTCTTAATCATTAACGAAATTAAAAGGAGATAGCCATGAACGACCAATCTATTTATGACGTCAGCAAGACCGCCGTCAGTATCATGAACACCTGCATTACAGAGACGGCGAAAGGAAGCGGTATCGAGATATACCGATACTACGCGGACCGAGTTATCATTGACGCGGTTATCGTAGCCGCCTTCAACAATCTCAATCGCTCGCCGTTATCCAGGCATTATCAGGTGATTCTTGTTGTTACGTTCGGCGATCGGTGGAAGTGGTTCATTCGCACCTGGGGGCCGATGTTCATCCGCAATCACATATCGCTTGAGTCCGTATTATGGGACGAGGAGCTAAGAAAGGAGAAAGCAAAATGAGAACGACCGCCTTACAATCACCGCCTGACTGGGTGAATCATAAGTATTATGAACTGCAATCGAGTTGTAAGTCAAGAACAATTCGGTGTGAGTCTCACGGACCGCTTTACTACCTCAAGGAAGGGGCTGAAGTAGGCCTCGGTGTGGCTGTTATATACCTTATCGTAGCCCTGGCGGCTCTCTTATAAGGAGGTGATGAGATGAGTTGTGCGGACTGCCCGAACAGAGATTACTGCATTCCTGACGAATGCCTTAGTGAACAGAAAAAGACCGCCCTCAGCGGCAACTGAGAACGGCCCCAAATGTAAAAACATTTCAAAGGTATTATACCACAAAGGAGACGAACGATGAAGTATCTACAGGTTACTCATGAGTATTGTAACGGACCCGCGCTTGACCGGAAGACCTTCCCGATGTGCGGGCAAGGCTACTGGTTTAAGTTCTATGAGAAGGACTTAGGCCCTCTCGGTAGGGTGCCCGTCGGCGCCTTGGTTGTTGTTGACACGGCCTGCGGCTTTCAGCTCGGTCGAGTTATCGGGTACGCGAATAGCGAGGACGAAGCGAAAGAAAAAGGATGCAGTCGAAAGATATTAAAACAGGTCATCGGAGTCGTCAATACGTCAGCGTATTCGGTAAGACGACGTCGGCAACTGGCCTACGAGAAGGCCGACCTTGAACTGCGGCATTGGATACAGAAGAACGGGCTCGATGACGTGTATTCGATACTAGCGGATATGTCGATCGAGTTCAAGGAACGACTGTACCAACGAAACATTTTAAAACAGAAAATCGAACAAGACGAACAATAAGGAGGATATGACGATGATTAGAATCACATTCGAAGGCACGACTCAAGACGTTATGAAGGAGATGAAAGAGTTCATAGACAACAGGGCTAAAGGGGTCGTGGTAGAAGTACCGAAGAACTGGACGACTCAAGACGTACGGCCTGAAGAACCGAAACAAGAAGAAGCCGCAAAAGCGGAAGCGGCTACAGTAGCTCCGACGGCACCTGTTAAGGAATACAAATTAGAAGAGCTTCAGGTTGCTATGCAGCCGCTTATTAACTCGAAGCTCTCCGAATTACAAGCCCTGCTTGCTAAGTACGGCGTTCCGAGCCTTGTGGAGCTGCCGAAAGAACGGTACCCCGAATTTGCCGCTGATTTGCGCGCCATGGGGGTACAAATCTAATGCCGACTCAACATGCGTTATTATCCGCAAGTAGTGCGCACCGATGGCTGCATTGCACGGGATCCCCGAAGCTCGAACAGGAGTTTCCCGACAGTGCCTCGGTCTACGCACAGGAAGGCACGCTTGCGCATGAGCTCTGCGAGCTGAAGCTCAAGAAGTATACGACCATGATGCCCAAAGGGGCGTATACAAGAGCCCACAACAAGATAATGAAGTCTGAGCTGTGGCAGAACGAGATGGAAAGTACGTCAGAGACATACCTCGAGTACGTTAAAGGAATTATGCTGGCGTGCGATACAAAGCCCGTTGTCGTTATCGAAAAACGGGTCGACTTTAGCCGATACGTGCCTGAGGGCTTCGGGACGGCCGACTGCCTGATCTTGGCCGGTGACACACTTCATGTCGTCGACTATAAACACGGCAAAGGCGTTATCGTTGATGCGGATCATAATCCGCAAATGATGCTGTACGCTCTCGGAGCGATGGATGAATTCGCCCTTGTGTATCGATTCGAGACGGTACACATGACAATCGTTCAGCCTCGAGTTAACAATATATCGGAGTTCACGATGTCGGCCGAAGACCTTAGAAGCTGGGGCGAGTCAGTCGTAAAGCCGAAGGCCGAAGCCGCCATATCGGGCAACGGAACGTTTGAAGCGGGTGATTGGTGCCGCTTCTGTAGAGCAAAGCAGCAGTGCAAGACGCGGTACGAATCGAACGATTCGCTGTATCCTGAGCTGTCTGAACGACACGACCCGAGGCTTATCACCCTTGACGAACTCGGCGAGTACCTGAGGCGTGGCCGTGATATGGCTGCCTGGCTTGAGGACATGAAGGAGTACGCACTGTCTGAATCCCTAGCCGGTGCCGAGGTACCCGGGTGGAAGGCCGTCGAAGGTCGGGGCAGTCGAGCGTTCACCGACACCGATGAAGCGGTCGATACTCTTATCAAGAACGGCATCGACGAGAGTGTCTTATATGAACGTCGAGTCCTGACACTGGCTCAAATGGAAAAGGCCGTCGGTAAAAAGGCCTTCGGCGAATTGGTCGGCGACCTTGTCGTAAAGAACCCCGGTAAGCCGACGCTTGTCGAAGAGTCGGACAAACGTCCGCGGATAACGAATCAGCCGACAGCAGCTGACGTATTTAATTCTTAATTCATGGAGGTATCTATTATGTTTACACCGAAAGCTACAGAAGTATTACTCAAGAATGTTCGCCTGTCGTACGTACATATCATGGAGCCGCACACAGCCCCGAATCAGACAAAGCCGAAGTACTCAACGACAATCCTTTTGCCTAAGTCGGATGTGGCGCAAAAACAAGCTATCGACGCAGCTATCGCAGCGGCTATCGAAGAAGGCCGTCAGAAGTACGGTGCTAAGAGCGTACCGGCTAAGCCGAAGCAGCCTGTATGGGACGGAGACGGATACACCCAGAACGGTAAAGAGTTCGGCCCTGAAGCAAAGGGGCACTGGAGCTTCACCGCATGGCAAGACGCGAAGTATAAGGTTGAAGTTGTCGATATGTCGGGCAATCCGATTACGGATCACACACAGGTATATTCGGGCATGTACGCTAACGTTCTCGTGAACTTCTACTACTACGACAATCAGTCTCAAGGTGTAGGATGCAGTCTCGGACCTGTGCAGAAGGTCCGTGACGGTGAATCGCTTGGCGGTGCGCCTATTTCAGCAGCTTCCGTGTTTGGGGCGCCTCAAGGAAGTGCCGCCAATGTATACGGCGGTGCAGACGCCGCTCCGCAGGTCAATCCTATCACCGGTCAGCCGATGTAGGCCTACATGAGGCACTTAAACATTGACATAGAAACATATTCGCCGAACGACATCTCGTTCGGCGTTTACAAATATTGCGAATCCGAAGAATTCGAAATATTGTTATTCTCTTATGCCTACGACTTCGGCGAGGTTCATATCGTAGACCTCGTGTCAGGCGAGAAGATACCCGATGAAGTCATCAAGGACTTACGGAACCCTGAAGTCATAAAGCATGCATATAATGCGCAATTTGAAATTACGTGCCTTAATCGGGCCGGGTATCAGACCTTCGTCGAACAATGGAGATGCACGATGATTCATGGAGCGTATCTCGGCTATCCGATGGGCCTGGCCAAGCTTGGCAAGGCCTTAGGACTTCCTCAAGCTAAGCTCAAAGACAAGGCAGGGGCAGCACTTATACGCTACTTCTCCGTACCGTGCAAGCCGACGAAGAAGAACGGCGGCCGTATTCGTAACCTGCCTAAGCACGATCCTGACAAGTGGTTTGCTTACGGCATGTACAATATGCAGGACGTTGTGACAGAGATGGAATGCTACAGGAGATTATCCGCGTTCCCTGTCCCCGAAGAAGTCGAAAGACAGTGGCAAATTGATATTCGCATGAATGCTACCGGGGTCGGTATCGACCGTGAACTGGTAGAAGGGGCCCTTACAATCGACGAAGAGAACAAGAAGGCGCTTCTGGAAGAGGCCTACGAGCTGACGGGGCTCAGTAACCCGAACAGCCGTAACCAACTGCTCGACTGGCTCAATTCGAATACGAATCTTGAACTTGAGAAGCTCACCAAAGACTCAGTGGCAGCAGCCATGACAGACGCCGACGACCTGGCGAAGAAAGTGCTTACTATCCGTAAGAAGCTTGCCAAGTCCTCCGTATCGAAGTACGAGATGATGGCAAGCGCTACGGGTAATGACGGCCGCCTGCGAGGTACGCTCCAGTTCTACGGGGCGAACCGAACCGGTCGATGGGCGGGGCGGCTCTTACAAGTGCAGAACCTACCGAGAAATTATATAGTGAACCTCGATATCGCCCGTGACCTCGTCAGAGCGTCTAATCGAGTGGGCCTGGGGCTCTTATTCGGAGACATCTCCGATACGCTCTCACAGCTCATCAGAACGGCTATAGTCGCTAAGGAAGGATATACGTTATGTGTAGCTGACTTCTCAGCGATTGAAGCTCGTGTCATCGCATGGCTATCCGGTGAAACCTGGCGGCAGAAGGTCTTTGCTGAAGGCGGCGATATCTATTGTGCGTCGGCGTCTTCCATGTTCGGCGTGCCGGTCGTGAAGCACGGTGTAAACGGACACCTAAGGCAGAAGGGAAAGGTAGCAGAACTGGCCCTGGGCTATCAAGGAGGCGTGAATGCACTTAAGGCTATGGGAGCCCTCGACATGGGGCTCACCGAAGAAGAGCTGCCGAATATCGTAGAGCTCTGGCGACAGGCGTCTCCGAAGATTAAAGAGCTCTGGTATACGGTAGAAAAGGCAGCCGTGTACACAGTTACGACCGGTAATCCGATGACGATTGACCACGGCATTACATTCCGTCTTGAGGTCGACCCGTTCTACGGCTATCGATACATGACGATTGAACTGCCGTCAGGGCGTAAGCTATTCTATCCCGATCCGCTTATCAAGCTGAACAACTTCGACAAGGAAGCGGTGCACTTCAAGACGCAGCTCAATAACGCCTGGGTAACGGAGTCAACTTACGGCGGTAAACTCGTCGAAAACATTACTCAGGCCGTCGCTCGTGACTGCTTAGCTCTTACGCTGATGCGACTGTATGATAACGGCCTGCCGGCTATTATGCACATCCATGACGAAGCGGTCATCGAAGTGCCGAAGGACGAGGCAGACGAGTATCTTGATATCGTCGAGAAGACGTTTGCGCTTCCGATACCGTGGGCGGAAGGACTAGTGCTTACGGCCGCGGGCTTTACGAATGACTACTACATGAAGGACTGATAGATATGAATATCGACAAAAAAATATCAATCAGCATAGGGGCAAGCCGATGGTCTATGCAGTGGACACAGACAACGATGCTCTGGTCCGAACTGTGCGACCGCCTCAAGACCCCCGTACGAACCGAGGAGACCGTCGAAGAGTATCACAAGATGAAGAAGGCCGACAAGGGCAAACTCAAGGACATCGGGGGCTTTGTCGGCGGCACTCTCAGCGGCCTTCAACGTAAGGCGATTAACGTCACCGGGCGCGACCTCATTACGCTTGACCTTGACGCCATTAAGCCCGGTGACACGGACAACGTCGTGCGTACGGTTGATAGTCTCGGCATGGCATACGCTATCTACTCGACTCGGTCTCACACGGAGCACCGTCCGAGGCTACGGGTGGTCGTACCGACGGATCGAACGATGACCGTTGACGAATATGAACCGATAGCTCGTAAACTGGCGTCTCTCATAGGAATCGGCATGTGCGACGGCACCACGTTCGAGGCGTCCAGGCTTATGTACTGGCCGAGTTGCCCGAAAGACGCGCAGTACGTCTACCACGTCGGCGACAAACGCTTCCTTTCAGCAGACGGCATGCTGGGGCTATACGATGATTGGCACGATGTACGGTCCTGGGCGCAAGTGCCGGGACACGAGGCGTCACAGCGTGAACGGCAGCTACTCTCTAAGCAGGGGGACCCGAAGACGAAGCACGGTATCGTCGGAGCGTTCTGCCGGGTCTACGGTATCCGTGAGGCTCTCGATGAATATTTACCGCATGCGTATACGACAGTTGAAGGCTCCGCGGATCGGTTGACCTTTGCGACAGGCTCTACGGTAGCCGGTGCGGTTATCTACGACGATGACCAGTTCTTATATAGTCACCATAACACGGACCCGTGCGGCGGTCAGCTCGTGAACGCCTTCGACCTCGTGCGGCTTCACAAGTTCCACGACCTGGACGAGACAGCGAAAGACGGTACGCCCGTTCATAAGCTGCCGTCTTATACCGCCATGAGTAAGCTTGCGATGCAAGATAAGGCCGTTGTAGCCGAGCTTAACGCCGCACGGGCTCAGGAGTCGGCGCAGAACGTCTTCGCCGACCTCATACAGAAGGATGAAAAGGGCAAGCAAGAGCTTACGGACCTTAACCCGAACGCTCTGACCGACGTTGAGTGGATGAAGACATCAACGTTACGATACGACGACAACGGACGAGTAAAGAGTACGCTTGATAACATGCTCAAGATTCTCGTGCACGATCAGGCGCTTTCGGGACGAATCGCTTTCGACCGTTTCGCGTCAAGATACGTGGCCAAAGGGGCGCTGCCGTGGAACATGACGCCCGGTACTAGGCTTTGGACGGATGCCGACGACGCAGGCCTTCGGTGGTACTTAGAGAATAAATACGAAGTTACAGGCCGTGATAAAGTCCAAGACGCGATGATCATGTGCGCCGAACAGAACGGATTTAATGAAGTTCTTGATTATTTGAAGTCCCTTAAATGGGACGGAGTCGCTCGCCTCGATACACTCTTCATCGATTATCTCGGTGCTGAAGATAATGTCTATACTCGTGCCGTCGCTCGAAAGTCCTTTACGGCGGCCGTAGCGAGGGCCAATGAACCCGGGAGCAAGTATGACACTATGCCGATACTTATCGGGCGTCAGGGGGCAGGTAAGAGCGCCCTAATCCGTACGATGGGTAAGAAGTGGTATGCTGACGGCTTATCAACTTTTGAAGGAAAGGAAGCGGCTGAGAATATCCAGGGAAAATGGATTATCGAAGCAGGCGAAATGGCAGGGTATACAAGAGCCGAAGAGAACGCATCAAAGCAATTCTTATCGCGGCAAGTAGACGTGTTTCGCCAGGCGTATGGTAGACGGACTCAAGAGTACCCCAGGCGCTGCGTATTTTTCGGAAGTTCCAATCAGTATGAGTTTTTAAAGGATATTACGGGCAACCGACGCTTTTGGCCCATAGATATCGAGGCGCAGAAGCCTACGAAGAACGTATATGTGAATCTTCCTGGTGAAGTAGACCAAATCTGGGCGGAGGCCGTCGTAAGGTACAAGAATGGTGAGCCGCTAATTATCGAAGATAATGAAGACGTACTGAGATTAGCCGAGGCGGCGAGAGAAACGCATATGGAGTCTAATTCTAAACAGGGCCTTATCAATGAGTTCTTATTACAAAAAGTACCGAAAAACTGGAACACGATGAGCCGATCGGCCAGACGTACGTACTTAACGATGGGCGGCCACACTCCTAGCGAGGACCTCGAATATCGCGATCGTGTGTGTGCAGTAGAGGTGTGGTACGAATGCTTCGGGCAGGACCCGGCGCGAATGAAGAAAACCGATACCCGGGAGATAAATCAAATTCTGATGGACTCGCCGTATACAGCAGGCGGAAGTAAAGTTATGAGATTTGGAGAGTATGGAAAACAGCGTGGGTTTAAAATTAATCAAGAAAAAGCGGAAAAGGCAGTTTAATTTATATCGGAATGCGTCAACATTCTAACGTCAACATATTAGAAAAGTGTCAACATTCTACCCGATTTTGTCAACATTATCAGAAAAATGTTGACGTACCTCCGTCAACAAACTTTTAGAATGTTGCCGCCGAATGTTGCCACCTAGAACTAGCGTTTATCTATGTTTATAGTGATTGTCAACAATGTCAACATTTATTTTAAAAGGTATAAAAAGTAAGTAATTAAAGGAATATATAAGCCCTTTACGCCCTTAAATACAGGCAAGTGTACGGGCGCGCGCGTGTGCGCAAAGTATGCGCGCGATTATATAACAAACGGAAAGGGGTGTCAAGAGGAAAATGCTGGAAAGAGACATCGAGAAAAAATTAGTGGCAGGTGTGAAAAAACTGGGCGGTCGGGCCTATAAATTTGTATCGCCGGGAAACATCGGAGTGCCTGACCGAATTGTCATATGGCCTGACGGCAGTATTGAATTTATCGAGCTTAAAACAGCAAAGGGGCAGTTGTCGAAAACACAGGCCACACAGATTGCCCGACTGCAAGCGATGGAGTGCAACGTGCATATCCTGTACGGCATGGACGCCGTGAGTGCGTATCTCAATGTGAGGTCAATGAAACATGGAGTTTAAGCCGCATCCGTATCAAGCCTATTGCATTGACCGGGTTATCAAGCAGCCGAAGATAGGGCTCTTCCTAGATATGGGCCTTGGGAAAACCATCATCACGTTACAGGCAATATACGAACTAAAGTATAACCGCTTCGCCGTGCAGAAGGTTTTAATCATTGCCCCGAAGAAAGTAGCCGAAGCAACATGGCAACGGGAAGCACAGAAGTGGGGCGGAGTTGGAATCCTTCGAATCTCAACGGTCCTTGGGAGCCTTAGTAAGAGAGTAAAGGCGCTAAACACACCGGCTGATATCTACATCATTAATCGGGATAATGTGACCTGGCTGGTAGACTACTACAAGAATGACTGGCCGTTTGATATGGTAGTGGCCGATGAGTCTAGCAGCTTCAAAAACCATGCGGCAAAGCGGTTCAAGTCGTTAGCCCATATGTATAACCACATCAAACGGATGGTACTTCTTACGGGTACCCCGACCCCGAAAGGGTTGATTGACCTGTGGGCGCAAATCTATCTGTTGGACCGGGGGCAGACGCTTGGCCGAACATATACGAGCTTTAGGGATCACTTCTTCATACCGGACCGGCGGTCACAGACAGTTATTTACAGTTATAAGCCTAAAGATACCGCTGAAAATGACGTGTTTAGAGCCATATCTCATCTGTGTGTGTCTATGAAGTCGGAAGACTATCTGACGCTACCGCCTGTTATTGAAGATATCGTACCGGTGCAACTATCGCCGAAGGCACAACGAGATTATGACGAGATGGAAACACGGATGGTACTGGAGCTTGTCGAAAGCGGCGAAGAAATTACGGCCGTATCGGCGGCAGCACTATCAACGAAATTACAGCAGTTGGCAAACGGTGCGGTATACGATGAGCTTCGCAACGTACATGAGATACATGATTGCAAGATTGAAGCGTTCATGGAACTCATTGAACAATTATCCGGCAAGCCGGCACTGGTGTTCTATAACTTCAAACATGACCTTGAGCGGTTAAAAGCGGCACTGGACAAGTCGAAATTAATCGTAAAGGAGCTTAAAGGAGCGACAGAAGAGCGAGAATGGAACGAAGGGAAGATTGACGTACTACTTGCACATCCTGCCAGTACGGCATATGGACTCAATCTTCAGGACGGTGGCAACCACGTCATATGGTTCGGGCTGAACTGGAGCCTGGAGCTATATCAGCAGGCGAATAAACGCTTGCATCGGCAAGGCCAGAAGGAGAAAGTTATTATTCATCATCTCATCAGTATCGGAACGAGAGATGAGGATATGATGGCGGCCTTAGAGCAGAAGGCCGATGCACAAGAATATGTACTTCAGAGCTTAAAAGCAAGAATTGATAAGGTGAAGGGAGAACAATAACATGGATAAAGTACAAAAGAAATTAGTAAGCAGCATATATAAGTTGTGGGAAGAGGCTCAGAAATATGGTGAACGGTTCCGCGTTCAGGATATTCCTGACGTAGGCTTTGTGGTCGCATCGTCACACATCATCATACGGCTGCCGCAGGATTGCCCGCATCCGTTTAGAGCAGATAAGGAAGAAGCCCGAATAGCGGATGTTATGAAGGACTACTTGACTGGCAAGGACTCCGTAATCGCCTTCGATACGGGGGACATGAGCACCTTTGGCCGGAACTTGGTCGCAAAGAAAATCGCCTATGGCACAGACGGTAAGTCGGTCTTCGTGGGTAAATACCTGTTTGCCTTCACGCCGCCTTCCGTGGATCATCTCGACTTGTATAAGGGCAGCCTAATCCGAGTATATGTAGAAGGCGAAGAGCTGCCGGTGGCGGGCATCACCGTATACCGTAATTTGGGGGATAAATAATGGCGAACATGACGAGAAGCCCTATAAACGGACAGATTGAAGCTGACGATATCAAGAGTCCGAACCATTACACCTGGCGGGGTAAGGAGTGTGAAGAGATTATAGGCGAGCTTACCCAAGGCGCAGAAGGTAAAGAGGCGTACTATCTCGGGGCTGTTGTGAAGTATCTCTACCGATACCCGAAGAAGGGTACGCCGCTTAAGGACCTAAGGAAGGCAAAGCAGTACATCGATATGCTGATTAAGCTGAAGGAGGAGTCGTAATGACGGGCGAGGTGACGACAACGTGAATGCAAAAGAATATCTTGAATACGTTCGTAGCCTTGACATTAGGCTACGAATGAAGGACGCACAGATATCACAGCTTCAGCGAGACATCTGCTGCATACAGGCACTTGACTACACGAAGGACCGCATAAGCGGCGGCAGCCCTGTCGACATCTCAGATAAGATCGCAAGGCTCGACGAACTTATCCGAGCGGCGAACGAAGAGTGGGATGAGCTAATTAATGAGCGAGAGAGAGCGAATGCCCGTATCCAGAGACTCGAGAGTATTAAGCAGCAGGAGGTCCTGACAAGACGATTCATATACAACGAGAAGTGGGAGGTTATCGCGGTGAAGATGAACATCACGTGGCAAGGTACGTGGCAGCTGTTTTATAGAGCCTTGAAAAACTTTCAAAAAATTTTCGAGGAGGGTTGATTAAATGTCCAATGCTTGACATGGTATGATGTATGTGTGAAAAGTGCGTAAAGCACTACTATTATTCTAATGTAGTTTTATTTTACAGGCCGGTGGCATCTACCTCCAAGATGCCACCATTTTTATTTGAGCCATGATGAGGTTGTCCATGACCGAACACAAGACACAAGTACATTGCTGTTGTAAGTCCTGCCTCAATAATAACAAAGGTACATGCTCTGCTAACGCAATCCGAATCGGCGGGACGGGTAAATGCAAGTGCTATGTGGCAGCCAAAGACGTCATGAACACATCTCGTTATGGCTCACGGAGGTGATCCGATGCCAAGGAAGAGTATGCATGTATGCTTCTATCCCGGTTGCCAGGAGCTTACGAGAGAACGATACTGCGAGAAGCATCGTAAGACTTCGTATGACGACCGAAGAGAAAGCGCCGCTAAACGAGGGTACGGGTCGAAATGGGTGAAAGCCCGACTTGCCTTTCTAGCTGAACACCCGACGTGTGAGTGTGAGCGGTGCAAGGCATCAGGACAGCCGTTACCTGCGGACGTGGTGGACCACATTATTCCGCATAAGGGGAATCAGAAGCTGTTCTGGGACACGAAGAACTGGCAAGCTATGAATCATGTATGCCACAATCGTAAGACTGCGAGAGAGGACGGCGGCTTCGGCAACCGTTCTCGTAATTGAGAAAATATAATTTTAATTGAGAATGAGAAGAGGCCCCCCGGCGAAAAAAGTTTTGAGGCACGAAGCCCAGACCGTGGCGGTCTCTTCTTTGCAAAAATTTCGTGAAATGATAGGGAATCTGAGAAAGGAGGATGACGCTATGGCAGGACGACCGGCTAAACCGATTGAGCTTCATCTGCTCAACGGGAACAAAAGGCACCTTACGAAGGCCGAAATTGAACAGAGGAAAAAGTCCGAAGTGAAGCTCGGCGAACACAAACTGGTTTGCCCGAGCTATGTTCGACAGGACAAGAACGCTTACAAGAAGTGGAAAGAAATCGTCAAGCTCTATAAGGACATAGACTTCGTAAGCTCGGCAGACGTCGGGCTGATGGCTCGCTACTGCATGGCGTTCTCCGAGTATATTAATCTCACCGAACACCGAAAGGTCTGTGCGACAATCCGAGTCGACACTGAGAACGGAGAGGACGTCGATATGGTGAAGGCCTTAGAGGGGAAGTATTCTCCGAGGACGGCGGCCAAGATGTTCGAGAAGATTGAGTACGTATTCTCGGTATCGGGAGTGATTGCCGTCGACAAGGCGCTGAACGCCAAGATGTCAGCACTCGTTCAGATGGAAGACCGACTATTCCTCAATCCCTTGGCCAAGGTCCGAAACATTCCGAAGAAGGAAGTAAAGGAAGAAGACCCTCTGGCGGGAAAGGGGTTCGGTAATGTATGACGCTTACCGATGAACTCGTTCAATACAGCATGGGCTGCATAGCCGACACTCGGCATGTCTGCCAGAAGCACCGATGGGCGTGCGAACGGTTCCTCAGGGATTTAAAAAAGTCTGGAACGAAAGAATTCCCGTATATCTTCGATGAAGAGAAGGCCCTGCGGTTCTTCGAGTGGGCGGCACTTCATAAGCACACGAAAGGCGTTCTTGCCGGTGAGCCTATCGAGTTCACTCCGATACAGAGGTTCATCTTCGGTAACGTGTACGGATGGGTACACCAAGATACTGGACTCAGGCGGTTCCGGAAGGCCTACTGGCAAGTAGCCAGGAAGAATGCGAAGTCACAATCGCTGGCAATCGTCGGCGATTATGAACTGATGGCTCTTGGCGAGCCGATGAGCGAAGTCTATATCGGTGCGACGAAGTCGATGCAGGCTAAGATTATTTATAATGAAGTCGTGGCCATGCTGAAGCGGTGCCCGCTTCTCAAGGGCAAGTGGCATGAGTCATACGGAGTCATTCGTCATCCGAAGAGCGATTCAATACTTCGGGCCCTGTCGAAAGACGACGGCAAGACGGGTGACGGTCTCAACCCTCAATGCGGGCTTATCGATGAATATCATGCTCATCCGACCGATGAGATTCTTGAAGTTATCAACACCGGCATGGTTGCCAGACGGCAGCCACTTCTTTTTATTATTACGACGGCAGGCACGAACTTCGGCGGTCCGTGTTACCGAGTTGAGTATCCACTTGTTGAGAAGATACTCGACCCGTCTCTCGACTTCGACGTTGCCGATTACTTCTGCATGGTCAATGAGCTTGACCGAGACCAGGAAGGCAACCTTATTGACGACGTCAAAGATGAAGAGTGTTGGGTGAAGGCCAATCCGATAGCGGCGACTTATCCCGCAGGTCTGGCGAACATTCGCAGTAAGTTAGCCTCGGCTCTAGAGAGCCCGGAGAAGATGGAGTCGTTCCTCACCAAGAACATGAACCTGTGGGTCAATCAATCGGCCATGTCGTACATGGACATGGCTAAATGGAAGGAACGGGGAGCGATTACGGAGATACCCGTCGACCTGTACGGTAGATCCGCATACGTCGGCATCGACTTGTCGAAGCGTATCGACCTTACGGCGGCAGGCATTATAGTACCAATCGACGTTGACAGTGCGGTCCAGTACGTAGTCAGGGCACACGGGTTTATCCCTGAAGATACCGTCGCCGTTCATGAGAAGACCGATAAGGTCCCGTATCGTGCCTGGGCGAAGGCGGGGTACCTTACGATTACACCGGGCGATGTCGTCGACTACCGCTTCATTGAGTCGTGGATACACGAGACGACCGACGACCTCGGAGTGAACGTGAAGGAGCTGTGCTATGACCCTTATAATGCGACACACTTTGCACAGGATTTCGACGCTCAGGGCATAACGACTGTAGAAGTCAGACAAGGGATGCGGACACTGTCCGAACCGACGAAGGCGTTCCGTGAAGAAGCCTACCGAGGGAACATTCTTCATGAACCGAATCCGCTTCTCGACTGGGCGGTCAGCAACGCGGTTACGAAGCGTGACCACAACGAGAACATTATCCTCGATAAGGAGAAATCGACGAACCGTATCGACCCGATAGCGGCAGTCATTAACGCTTTCAGCCGTGCACGAGTCACCGCCGAAGAAGATATGAGCGATTATGTACTGTCCGACGACTTTAGCTTATAAAGGAGAACACAATGACAATAATTCGAAAATATATTGATGACCTGTTGCTTATAACGGGCTTCATTTTGTTGGTGATAGCCGGTGCCTACGTAAGCCCTGTAGTCGCTTTGTACACGGCGGCCGTTGAGTGCTTATCAGGTGCGTATCTTATAAGCTACACGTACGGCCGAAGTAAAGGAGTAGATGACGATGTTCGTTCGTAACTGGATACAGAATCGAGGAGCGTCAAGTCAGCTCTTTGCGGGCAGTGACAGCGGCACCTTGTCGAATCCTGCACAGTGGCTTATCGATGCCCTGGGCGGCAGCTCGACAGTGACACCCGAGAAGGCGGCGAAGAACTCGAACGTCTCGGCGTGTGTGTCGATACTCGCTGATGACGTCGGTAAGCTTCCGATTCACACATTCAACAAGCAAAAGAAAGACCTCGGTATGGCGCATCCCGTTGCTAAGTTACTATATGAACGTCCGAACCCGTTCATGTCGGCCTTCGTCTTCAAGCAGACGATTCAAGGGCACGTAGGTATATATGGCAACGGGATAGCTTATATAGAATGGGGCAAAGACGGATACCCCGCGGCGTTGTGGCCGCTCGACCCGGTGAGAACCTCCGTCGCTCTTGACGTGTCGACAGGAAAGCTTCAGTACCGAACGCAGAACGCACGGGGCGACATGTTCGACCTTCAGCCTGAAGATGTTCTTCACTTTAAAGCCTTCACGAAGGACGGCATCGTAGGCATACCTCCGTGGAAGACCTTAGTTGATGAGCTCGACAGTCAGAATGCGATAAAGTCGTTCATTAGTGACTTCTACCGTAACGGTACGCTCTCGAGCGGGGTCTTAAAGACGGCGACAAAGTTAAACGCCGAAGCCAAGCAGAAGATCCGAGAAGAGTGGGAAAAGTTAAACTCCGGCACGAACAATGCCGGGCACGTAGCGGTCCTCGATGTTGGGCTGGACTTCCAACAGCTCGGCATGCAGCTTGACCAGGCGCAATTCCTCGATACGCAGAAGTTCGGCATTACTGAAGTGGCTAAAGTTTACCGAGTGCCGCCTCATAAACTGGCACAACTTGACAGAGCGACGTACGCCAACGCTGAAGCAATGGGGCTCGACTATATTAAAACCACACTGCTACCGATATTCACTCAATGGGAACAGGAAATAAACTATAAGCTCTTTACCGACAAGGAAAGGGCTTCTTTTTATGTCAAATTTAACGCGGCCGCCGAGCTCCGCGGTGACAGTACCGCCCGTGCCGGATACTACCGAGATATGCTCAATAACGGTATCTACACCATTAATGAAATCCGTGAGATGGAAGAAATGGACGGCATCGGTGCTGACGGCGATAAGCACTTTGTGTCGCTGAACTACACGACCCTGGAGAACCTCGGCAAGCCGATTGACACACCGCCGAAAGGAGGTGAGGGGGAATGAAGCGATTAAGTTGTTTTAATATTCGTAACGAGACGGACCGGTCCGCAGACGTCTACATTCACGGCGACGTCATCGATGATGACGCTAAGGCGTGGCTGTCGGACTATGACGGGAATACGTTCGCGGGGTATGTGTTGCCGGTTGATGTACGAGACAGCCTCGAAGCGCTGAAAGGTAAGGACCTTACAATCTACGTCAACAGTGACGGTGGCAGTGTACCCGCAGGCATGGCCATTGCGAATATGATACGAAGGCATGACGGGCATACCGTCGGCGTTGTGGACGGGTGGGCGGCTTCTATTGCGAGCGTTATTTTGTTCGCGTGTGATGAAGTCAGAATGCCGAACAATACCTTCCTGATGATTCATAAGCCGAGAGCGGCCTGCTGCGGTGACGTCAACGACATGCTAAGAGTAGCGACTATGCTTGACACGATCCAGGACGGCATTGAACAGGTCTATCGTAACAAGGCGAAAGCCGGTACGACGGATGCGATGATTCACGACGCTGTAGAAGCTGAGACCTGGTATACGGCAGCCGAAGCGGCTGAGATGTTCGATATCACCGTTGAAGACACCGCCGTTCAGCTCGTAGCGTGCAGTAAAGGCCTTGGCTTTAAGGCTATGCCTGACGCCGTAAAGGCGGCTAAGACCGCCGCAGAGGAAGAAAAGTCGACCGACAATACAGATGAACGTATTCGTCGGCTTCAAGTTGAATTAGAATTGCTTAAATAAGGAGGACAAAACCTTGACCAAAAAAGAAAGAGAATTACGCCAGTTAATGGCCGAAAAACAGACCCACATTCAAAACCTTTTAGCGGACAATCGCATTGACGAAGCGGAAGCTGCTACCGAAGAACTCAAAGCGATCCGTCGTGAGTTCGACATCGTGCAGACGATGAACGACGTCGTCCCTGCGGCCGCTCCGTTCGGCGGTACGCAACCGAGAGAAGAAGCGAAAGACGTTGACACGACGCACGTGTTCGCTCAGCTCTTACGTAATCGCCACGACTCTCTCAGCGATACGGAATTATCCTTCGCTAAATCTATGGCCGTGCGTAACGCGGCGAACATGAACGAAGGTGCGGGAGAAGCGGGCGGTTTCATCGTTCCGACGGACGAACAGACGAAGATTAACGAATTAAAGCGCGCATTGAATCCGTTGTCCGCATTAGTACGCGTAGAAAATGTAAACACGATGAGCGGTACGAGAGTGCTCGAAAAAGCGTCCGACATGACGCCGTTTGCATCTGTCGCAGAACTCGCTGCTATCGGTGAAATCGACGGGCCGAAGTTTACCCAGGTCAAGTACGCTATTAAGAAGTTCGCAGGGATTCTTCCTATCTCTGAAGAACTCTTGGCCGATTCCGACCAGAATCTCTTGGCATATGTAAACGGATGGCTTGCTAAGAAGTCTGTTGCGACGGAAAACGCTCAGATTTTAGCCGTACTCAAGACGCTTACGAAGGCACCTTTGACGAATTTGGACGGCGTTAAAGAAATCATGAACGTCACACTCGACCCGACGATTTCTTTGATGTCTTCTGTATTAACTAACCAGGACGGTTTCAATTTCCTTGATAAACAGAAAGATACGGACGGCCGCTACCTCTTACAGCCGAATCCCTTGGACTCGACTCAGAAGCTCTTGTTCGGTAAGCCCGTAACGGTTGTATCGAATAAAGTACTGCCGACCGATACGTCTGTGGCAAGCACGAAGAAGGCACCGGTCATCATCGGTAGCTTCACGGATGCAGTCGTTCTCTTCGACCGTCAGGCTACGACGCTTACAGGTACGTCTGTTGGCGGGGACGCTTGGAAACGGGACAGCTATGATGTGAAGGCTGTAACCCGTATCGACGTTCAGAAGTTCGATGATAAAGCCGTTGTATTTGGCGAATTGACCATTTAGGAGCTGAAAATTATGTTACTGAATGACGTAAAGCTCTATCTGCGAGTCGATGACTATACGGAAGACGAGGTCATTCAGGGCATGATAGACGCAGCCAAGCAGTATATTCAAACAGGTACGGGCGTCACGTTCGACGAGACGAACGCCCGTCATCTGTTGACGCTGAAGATGATAGTAGCTCACTGGTACGATAACAGGGGGCTCGTCGGGACTACGACGGAGCTTCCGTTTACCGTCACCGCGCAGCTACTTCAGATTGAAGCCGAAAGGAGCGAATAGAGTGAGTGATGTAATTCAATACGCTAAGGTCATTGAACCGTGCGTATATAAGAACGAATTCTACGAAGTCGACGATATCATTACGGGAACAGAAGAAGAAATCGAACAACACGTCCACTTCGGATATGCGGTTCCGACAGAAGAAGCCCCCGTAGTTGAAGAAGAAGTCGTAGAAGAACAGCCCGTTGAAGAACCGGCTGAAGAAGAAGCTAAGAAAGGCAAGAAATAATGACAACCGTATCCGACCTCAGGTCACGGGTTGAGCTCTATAGACCCGCCGTCGAGTCTGACGGTCAGGGCGGTTATGAAGAACGCATGGACTTCGTGAACACCGTATGGGCTCAAGTCTTGAAGCCGAGGTTCTGGGACGGTGAGGCGGGTGGCGGTCCTGTAGCGGGTATTACTCAGGGTATAACGATTCGATACCGTGAGGACGTCGGGTACGACTGGCAAGTCGACTATAAGAATGTACGATACCGCATCGTTCATATCGAATACGGAGAGCGCCGAGATATGATGACGCTGACGTGTACGGCCGTCGAACACCACGGATAGGAGAAGCCATGTATATTAAGACGAATCTCGATGACGTGACCTTCAAGGCGACGGCAGACCTGTCGAAGTTCAATGACTTAACGAAGGAACGGATCCGCGACGTCGTACGGCAGAAGGCCGCCGAGGTCCAGGCTAAGGCGATTGAGCTTGTGCCAAAGGACACAGGAAAACTTGCCAGTCAGATTCATCTGGAGTTTATGAACTCTGAAAAGTCGACAGCTGCCAAGGTCTATACGAAGAACAAGATAGCACATTTCATCGAATACGGGGCGGGCGGTGCGGTCATTGTGCCGAAGAAGAAGAAAGCCCTTGCCCCCGGAGCGACGGGGTGGTTCATGGCAAAAGCCGTCATACCGGCTCGTGCGGCTCATCCGTTCATGAAGCCTGCTATTGACTTCGTAAGGCCGTCTATCGAGTCGGCGATTAAGGAGGCTATTATCCGTGATAAGTAGAATCCCGTTCAACGCGGTACAGCAAAATGTCTATCAACTGCTCTCGGCAGGACAGACGATACCGACGTATGACAGTGTCCCGACGGGACCTGAACACATGCCGTATATTGTTCTCGGAGAGTTTCACGGTTCGCCCGTGAACGAGAACAAAACGACGGTGTATCATACGGTATCGCAGCAGATACACGTATGGACGAAGGGAAAAGGAAAGAAAGAAGTAAACGACATTCTCGATGATGTCGTTCATTTACTTACGAAGTACGATTTGAACCTCAACGGATATACGCAAATCGGTACGGCGACGATATCGCAGTATCAGGCGTATCAAGAGCTCTACGCCGATAAGACAAGTGCTTATCACGGGGTTCTATCCGTCGAATGGGTACTTCAGCAAGAATTAAATTAAGGAGGAAATACATGTTAACAGAAGATAAAATCAAGAACCTTCCCGTGATGGAAGAAAACACAACGGCCGTAGCGGGTAAGGATACCCTGGTCTATATCGCCTTGGACAACGCTCCGACGTGGCTGCTCTTGGGCGGTCAACGTAATAACCCGCTGTCCCGTAAGGCCGATTCTATCGACGCTACGTCGAAGGATAGCGGCAACTACGGCGATAAATTACCGGGTATGCTCAACTGGACCATGTCCTATGAAGGGCTGTATGTTATGAATGATGAAGCGGTCGAAATCTTAGAGAACCGCTTCAACAACCGCAAGCCTGTATTCATTCGTCAGGAATATCCGGACGGTTCGTATCGTACGGGATGGGCGTCCGTTACGACCTTGGACGAAGACCACAGCTACAGTGGCGTGTCTACTTTGAAGGTTACCTTCGAAGGTAAAGGCGCTATCTCTGATATCCAGAAGCTGTCTGCTGTACCGAACCTCAGTGCGTCTACGAGCACAGTATCGAAGGCAACCCTCAACGATATCTCGATTGCAATTACACCGGCCGAAGCCAATGTACGTTCGGTTATCATGGCCGACGGCACGAAGCTCTATCAGGAAACTGACTACACTTACAGTCAAGGTGCCCTGAAGCTCTTGAAGACGGGAGCACTGAAAGACCACATCGTAGTCGGTGACAATCTCATTACGATTACGATTACAGCTGATGTCAAGCTTACATATAAGCTCAAAGTCACGGCTTAATAGAAGTGAAAGAAGGAGCGGTCGAAAGGCCGCTCTTTTTTATTATTATCCGTAAAGGAGACATGAAAATGAAAACAACACGGACGCTTACCGTCGGTGATAAACGATACGAAGCATACCTTACGATTAAAGATATGCGAATGATAGAACGGGAAATCAGTCAGTCTCTCTTGTCCATATTCGATGCCAGTTCGATCGCCGTCGTGTCTCGAATGACGGCGAACATTGATATTGACCTCGTCATGGCCACACTGCGGTATGCTCTACACGACGAGCGGCACGGCAAACGGACCGATGATGAGTTATATGACCTTATCGACGATTACTGTGCGGTTGAAGGGCAGACTATGGACTATCTCGGCGGGCTTTTTATACAGCTGATATTCGATTCGGGACTCTACAACAAGGTCAAATTCAAGCCCGACACCGGTAAAGCAAAAAACGCAGAACCGACGACACCGCAGAAAACGGGACGGTAGTCGTCGGATCGATGGAAGAATGGGTCGAAGCGGCCGAGCCTGTTGCCTATGGCATGCTAAGCCTTAAGCCGTATGAATTCGAAGAAATGCAAATCCGAGAATTCAATGCAATGGTGCAGGGCCACCTAAGACGTAAGCGAGAACGAGATGAGATGAACGCCTACTTCACGTACTGGCAGATGAAACCTCATCTCGGAGAGAACTCTTCGCTTACACCGGCTGATATATTGGCACCGCTTTACCCGGACGCCAAGCCAGACCCGAAAGAAGATAAAGAAGAATTGATGAAAGCCTTCGGCATGTAAAGGGGGATAGCCATTGGCAACTGTTGCAGATTTACTTATAAAAATTGGAGCGGACGGCAGCGGGCTGTCCTCGGAACTGAATAAAACTAAACAAGAAATACAAAAGACCTTCTCGGCCAGTCCGATAAACGAATTCTCAGGAAGCGTCGACACGGCGACGGGCAAGGTCAACTCTATGCTCGGAAGTCTTACGAAGTTTGCGGGCATTGCGGCCGCAGGTTTCGGCCTGAATGCCATTGTAGAAAGCGCCGTTAACGCGGGTGAATCGCTATACCAAGTACAACAGAGATTCAACCTTACGACGGCTGAAGCGGCTAAACTTTCAGGCGTGCTCAAGATGACGGGCGGCGACGTAGAGACGGCCGCTAAGTCAATTATGAGACTTGACAAGAACCTCGCTAATAACACAGCCGAAGGACAGAAGGCGGCCGCCGTCTTATCACAGATGGGGCTGTCACTCACGGACTCGACAGGCAAAATGAAGCCGATGAACGAACAGCTTGCCGTCTTGGCCAAAGGCTATAAAGCGGCTAACGAAGCGGGACAGGGTCAGGAATTCCTTATGGCTACGCTCGGTACGAGAGGGCTCGTCTTGACGAAGACCTTACTCAATTATGAAGAAGCGGCACAACGGGTCTCGAAGATTAAAGGCACGGGCCTTGACCCGAAGCAGATGCATGAAGCCTACATGCAGATCCAGGAAGTCAATATGCAGTTTAGCAAGCTCGGCACGGTAGCAGGGGGAGCCCTCGCACCGCTTGTCATGGAAATTCTTCCTCAGGTCATGGACGGCTTGTCGCATACGGCGAATTTCATTCGTCAGAACAAGGATGAAATCAGTACCGTCATTGTTACCATCACTAAGCTCGTGGCGGCATATGAAGCCCTAAAGCTTGCGAAAAAGGGAGCAAGTGTCATCGGTGGCGTCGTAAGCTCGGTACAAGATACCGTAGCCGACCGAACGGCAGACGCTCAACAGCAAGCCCTTACCAAGGCTCAAGAACGGCGAATCAATAAGGCTATCGCCGACAGCGATCGCATGTACGCACAGATGAGACGAGAAGCGGTAAAGACTGCCAATCAGCAAAATCTCTCGGCCGAAGAGACGCAAATGTTCATGGCTGAGAAGTTTACACAGATTGGGCTTGAGTCGGCACAGGCGGCCGAACGAATCCGAGTTGAGATGACGAGAGCCTTTGCGGCCGTCAATGTAGAGGCTGAAAAAAGTGCTGCCGTTGTATCGGAGTCCGTGAAGGCATCGACGTATACGGCTGATGCGGCGGCTGCTGCTAAAATCGAAGCGAATACCGCCGTCATCACCAGTAACGCTGAGGTAGCAGAGTCCGAGGTGGCCGTCGGCGCGGCAGCCCGTGAAGCGGCAGCCGTTAAAGAAGCCGCTACAGCCACAGAAGTGACGGCAAACGAACGACTTATAGTGAGTAACGCAGAAGTCGCCGAATCGGCTACGGCGGCAGGGGCGACCTCGGCGAGAGCCAGTGAAGTGGCGACAGCGGCTACGGTGACGACGACTGAAGCGACGATAGCTCTTGCAGGAGCACACGAAAAGGCAGGGGTTGCAGGTGTCCTGGCGTCACAGAGAAGTGCTGCGGGTCTTGCACGACTGCCGGGGGCGATCGGACGAGTCACCAGCGCCCTGTTCAGCCTTGCCGGAGGTTGGATGGGCGTGGCGGCCGCAGCTTTGTATGCCGCTTACTGTGCGTATAAGTATTTTAACGCTAAGTACGAAGCGGCACAGAAGAACACCTGGACAGGCGACGACGGTTACACTTATACGGCTCATGATGGCAGTATCTGGAGACAGAAGGACGGCGAAGGCGGTAACGCTGACGTAGCCGCCGACCCGACGGGTCAGGGCTCACGAGCGAACGGCGGGGCGACGGAAGAACGAGTCGAGGAGGGAACGGCTACCTATGCCGCTGAGTATTCGAATTGGTATAACGCAGGTGGCGGTAAAGACTTCGCCGATGCGGAAGCTCAACGGCAAGCCGCGGAAGCCGCTGTCAACAATACACAGATACCGTCTTATGATTTCTCACCGGATACAGGCGTAAGCGGTGCAGGTGTCAGTGGCGGTGGTACGCACGTAGAGAAGGAACAGGCTTATGACGTTCGAGCCGGTGCGATATATAACGCAGGACGATGGAGCGGGCTTGGCTACGGCACGGGCGAGAATGAAGTCGTATGCACGACATATGTTGAGAACGTCTGGTCTGATGCGGGGGTCTCGGGGGCTTGGAACCTCGGGCCGATGGCACCCGATTGGGCGGCAAACGCGGGTAGCGCCTTTCATCCGACTGACGCTTACGGCAATGGATACGAAGCTCATGCCGGTGATGCCGTCATCACCAACAACGGCGACCACGTCATCATGCTTGATGCCAACGCTTCAGGGTACTACGCAGCCGCAGGTAGCGACCGCGTATCTCAGCATTACGACCAAGACTACCGGGAAGCATTCGGCGGTAATATCGTCGGAGTCATCTCGCTTACCGAATTCGCAGGAACGACGGAGACAGGGAAGGCCTTATCTGTATCTGACGTTCGTAAGCAAGCCGAGCAACGTGCGAAGGATATCGCCAATGCTCGTAAGGACCTGAAGGGTCTTGAGAAAGACCTCGACAAGGCGATTATAAGCGACACAGGTACGGAGTTCGAAAAGTCTATCTCGGACATGAACACCAAGGCGCAGAAGTGGCAGGACCAGATCCGTAAGATAAAAAACACGTCGAAGGACATCGACACGAGTCATGCGGAAGACCTTCTGAAGCAGTGGAAGATTGAAGAAGCCGCCAAGGCCATGGAAGCCCTGACGCAAAGACGGCTCAAGTTTAATACCGAAATGGCCAAATTAAACGCCGAGCTCAAAGGCGATTATGCGTCAGTAGCTCAGGCAGAATTCGAAGAGACCGTACAAAGCCTTGATAAGCAGCGCGAAGCGAAACTCAAAGAGATACAGGCGACAAAGGCTGACTACGAAGCCCTAAAAGAAGCTAATGACTGGTACACGGCGGCCTATCTCGAAGCCGTCCAGAAGCGTGAAGATGCTGAACGGGACGCTTATGAGAAGTCCGTACAGAGAGCGATTAAGCGCGGCGATATGGGGAGCCTCACAGGCCTATTACAGTCTCAGGCGGCTAAGGATACGCAAGCCTGGAACGACCGTTCCAAGTCGGCTCAGGCCTATTACGACTTATGGCAAAAGGCGCATATGTCCACGGCCGAGATGGTGGCTACAGGTAGCACTCAGATTGCGTCGGGGATACAGGGAGTGTTCTCGGCTATGGCAGACGGTACGACGAGCGCAAAAGACTCGCTGAGAAGTCTCGGTAAGGTGTTTCGTAACACAATTACTCAAATGGTCGCTCAGGTGGCCGCTTCCAAGATTGCGAATATGCTGTTCGGCGGACTGCTCGGTGGCGGCGGTAAAGGAACGTCGGGCTTCACATTCAACGGCAACCTCTTAGACGCGGCCTCGTTTAGACCGTATAAACCGTCTCTTATAGCAAAGCCTTTCGCAACGGGCGGCCTTGTTACTGCCCCGACTATGGGACTTATCGGCGAAGCGGGCAATGATGAAGCGGTCTTCCCGCTGACCGATGAGGTATATTCCCGTATGGCCAAAGGCATCAGCCAGAACCAAGGGCAGAACGGAAGCGGAGCGGCCGCACCGGTCATCAACATTATCAATAACAGCCAGTCGAACGTGAAGGTGCAGTCGAGTAATTATGATAACCAAATGAAGAAGTACATTATAAACGTTGTCGTCGATGCCGCGGAGACAGACGAGGGCGGCATGGCTAGAACGATTCGTAGTATATCGAAGGGATAATTGATATGAGAACATTTCCCGCGGATCAGATTCCGCATCCCGTAGTGTCGCTCGCCACCAACGCGGGCGATACGTACGTTGAGAAGATGACTGATAATACAGTCGAATCAAAAACTGACGCGGGCTACCGCATCACACGACCTCGGAACACACGAACGCCGATGTCCTTCCAGTACGCCTGGACGTGTCTTACGGAAGCTCAGAAGAATACCCTCCGAGACTTCTGGAAGGCTGTCCGTAAGTCCGATATGTTTGTGTTCAAGGACTATGACTCAGGTGATACGTGCACGGTACGCTTCACGAGTGACTGGGAGTCTCATTACTCGCACCCTGAGGGGTACTTCGTGTCGCTCACGTTTGAGGAGGTGTAGCTAGATGAAGGTATGGGAGACAGCGGCGATACTCGAGAAGAACAAGCTCTCATCAGATGCGCCGTTCTTATTATTGCTGAAGCTTCATCATGCGGACCTTCCTGAAGACATCTATCTGGCTAGAAATACTGAAGACGTTACGTGGTCAGGCCGAACGTGGACCCGATTCCCGTTTAGCGTGACACCCGTTACGACGGACGGTACGACACTGCCGTCTGTCAAGCTCACCGTGTCGAACTGCGGCGGCATTATCCAGTCATACTTACAGCAGTACGGCGGCATGACAGACGCTGAAGTCACGCTTTATATCGTTCATACGAATCTCTTGAGTAGTGATGAGCCGCTTGACCAACTAGATTTCACGTGTCTGTCAACGTCTTATGATGAAGCCTGGGTCACGTTCACCCTCGGCAGTAGTCCTGAGCTATACAATAAATTCCCTCTCGACACATACATGCTCGACTTCTGCCCGTTTGTGTTCAAGTCTATCCGATGCGGTTACGCCGGTGCTGACAAGCCGTGCAATAATACGATTAAAGAATGCCGCATCAAGGAGCGTTTCGGCGGTGAGCAAGGGATGACGGGCAATTATGGCTAATATTAACGACCTTATCGGCGTTCCGTACGTAAACGGGGGGCGAAATATAGATGAAGGGCTCGACTGTTGGGGGCTCGTCCGTGAGTATTATTGGCGAGAAGGAGTAGACCTTCCAGAGATTCTTATCGATGCTGAGAATACCGATACCGTCATGCGTACCGTCGATGATACGAAGGCACGTTGGCAAGAGCTAAGCGAGCCAGAGATAGGCTGTGTCATACTGATGCGGCTCATCGGTAATCCGCTTCCAAGTCACTGCGGCGTGTACCTTGGCTACGGTGAGTTCGTTCACGCAATCGCACCCGCCGTACAGGTCGACAGGCTATTACGGTGGGGACCTCGTGTTGTCGGATTTTATAGGCCCAAAGAAGGAGCATATCCGAATGTTTGAGATAATCATAGTAAAAAATATATTAATGGGAGAACAGGAACGCCATCGGCATAAGTATGAAGGCAAGCGGCTCATTGATATTGTCGATATCAACGGCCTACTCGTATTCGTCAATGGATCGCTTGTCGAGATCCCGTACGGCTATATCCCTCAAAACGGTGATCAGGTCGTCCTGACCGCTGAGCTCGAAGGCGGCATGAAAGGAGCCCTGGGGTGGATACTGCAAATTGGCCTTATGGTCGCCGCCCCGTACGTAGGCGGGTGGCTCGGCATCACCGCCAAGTTCGGTCAGGCCTTAGCCGCAGGTGCGTTCATGATACTCGGCGGGAAGATTATAAACAGCCTATGCCACGTCAACCAGGCACACGCTCAAGAACAGTCCTCGTCTCCAACGTATGGGTGGGACCTGCCGCAAATACAGACGCATGAAGGCGGCCTTATCGGTGAGACTTTCGGCGTCACCATGCCCGCGGGTCAGTTACTCATGTACCATGTTGAGACGGAGTCAGAGACCTACAAGCTCACTGACGGAGCTCTTACCAACACGCATAAGTACAGCGGCGAAAAAGACGTGCAGTATCTTAATGTACTGTTCAGCGGCGGGTACGGGCCGGTGGATTCTATCGATGATATCCGCATCGGGTATACGCCGATAGAGAATTTCGAGTCCGTGCAGATAGAAAAGCGGCTCGGTACGAATGACCAGGAGCCGATATCGTTCTTCCCGAACACAGTTGCCGACCAGTCTATAGACCTTGACTGTAAAGAAGGAGCGTCAGTCATTAGAAGTACCGACTCCGACCAGTGCAACGCTATTGAGCTTACGTTCACGTGGCCGGGCGGTATTTATTCAACGAATGATAAGGGGAACTTCACAAACCTCACGGCCCGCTTCACTATCGGCATTCGTAAGACAGGCAGTCGGGACGCCTGGCTTGAGCAGGTATGCGCCGTCACAGCGGGAACGAATCAGACGGTCCGTCGGAGCTTTAAATTTGAAGGCCTTGAAGCGGCACGGTACGACGTACGAGTGCTGCCGACGACTATGCCGATGACCAGTCGGCAGAATGCGATGATGAGATGGTCAACGCTTTCGACATATATCAACTCGGGGCAATTCGTACGGCCGAACAAGATCCTTATCGGGCTTAGAATTAAAGCCACGAACCAGTTGAACGGCGGTATTCCGAACCTGAACTGGCGACAGAAGCGTATGCATGTCTTAGTCTTTAATCCTCGAACGAGACAGTATGAAGAAAAGTCCGCGCAGAATCCGATATGGGCGGCGTATGATATTCTTCATCATTGCCGTAAGCTCAAGAACATTACGACGGGTCAATTCGAGTATGTAGTCGACGGGTGCCCTGCCGACCGCTTCAGTAAGTACCTCGTCGAATGGCAGCGAGCTGCTGATTACGCCGATGAAATGGTCGACGACGGTAACGGCGGTACGGAAAAAAGGTTCCAGCTTGATGCCTTCTTCGACACGAAGCAAAAGCGATACGAAGCGGCGAACAAAGCCGCTCAGGTCGGACATGCGACTATCGTGCGACACGGCGTAAATCTCGGTATTGTCGTCGATATGCCCGGTGCAATGAAGCAGATATTCGGTGAAGGCCGTACGACTGCTTCATCGGTAAGCGGTAGCTTCTCGTCTCGTGATGAGCGGGCCCGTAGTGTACAGATTACGTATAACGACGAACAGCGAGACTTCAAGAATACGGAGTTCTTCGTCCGATCCGCGCGCTATGCCGAGAATAAGAACCTTCAGGACAATACGGCAAACGTGACGCTCTTCGGTGTGTCGAGAAGGTCACAAGCTCATCGTGAAGCTCTGTACTACTTGGCCACGAACGAACGACAGCTACAGACCATTCAGCTGTCCGCAGACGTGAACGCCCTGGTGTGTGAGTATGGGGACATTATCGGAGTGGCTCATACTGTGCCAAGGCTTGGACTTGAAAGTGGCCGTATAGTGTCAGTTGACGGGAACAAAATCAAACTCGACAAAGAGGTGACGCTGACCGCTTCGGACGTCTACAGTATCATCGTTCAGCGTTCAGCCGATGACGCTCTTGTCACCAGAGACGTGCTGCCTGTTACGAGCGATACGACGACCGATACGATTACCGTATCTCAGTCCTTCGGCACGGGCGACGAGGTCAGTCAGTATGACTGCTATGCTGTCGGTATTAGAGACAAAGTCGTAAAGCCCTTCCGAGTCGTAAAGCTCGAACAGGACAAAGACCTCAAGATGACGATTACGGCCACGGAATACGACGAGAAGATATACGAGCCTGACTATACTCGGTATCCGATTATCGACTACAGTAAGCAGAAGTCAGCTCTTCTCAAGGCACCGATTAACCTTAAACTGTCCGAAGAGAATCTGAGAGTCCAGGGAAGCGGTCGTAACAGTATCATCCACTGCTCATGGCAGATGCCTGAGAACGCTCGGTTCGATACGTTCCGAGTATCGTATTCTACCGATAATTACAACTGGACAGACGCTCCGACGACGAGAGCCCTGTCACTGGACTTAGAGAACATGGAGCCCGACTACACGTATTACGTACGGGTCCGCGCTATCTTAGACGGATTCGAATCAGCATACGCTTCGTCTCATATCGGCGTATCGGGCAATATTCTACCGGCTACGCCGGCTACAGGCGTGACCGCTTATACGAGATATCGTCAGCTAGGCGGCCAGGCGATATATGACGTCATAGTGAACTGGCTGCCGTCTTCGCTTACGGGTCGTGTCTACTATAAGACCTCGTATGCTTCAGCAGAGAACGTCATCGGTACGACGCAGACGCCATGGAGTGCATGGGTCTTTACAGGCGAAGGGGCGGGGCAGATAGTCATTCCGCAACTCTTGCCGGGAGAGACGATCCGAGTCGCCGTTACAACAGCGAATGAGCTCGGAGAGTATACCGTGCCTGATGCCGTAGAGTACCTCGACGTCATCGTCGCTGAACAGACCACAAAGCCGCTCGCGCCTGAGAACCTCACCATAGAGTTCACCGACCGAGCGACGGCACGGTGGAACGCCGTCACGAACACGTCGATAGCCTATTACGAGGTCAGAACGAATAACGCACCGGGAGAAGCCGCAGGGCTACTCGTTCAGACTACAGACCTTCAAGCGGTACTGCCGCTTACAGAACGACAGGGAACGATATTCGTGCTCGCACGTAACACACAAGGGTCGTACAGTGCGGCGGCTCAGCTCGCTTACAAAAAGGACGCACCGAAAGCACCTACTCACGTAATTGTGAAAGGCGGTGCGTCAGGCGTACAGGTCACTTTCGACGCTACCCCGAGAGGGTGCAGCGGGGCGAATGTCTATATAGACGGCACGGCGTACTTTACGTCGACCAGTTCATTCTCAATTATTCTCGATCCGAACGTCTACCGAGTGCAGGTAGCTTATACGGACATATTCGGAGAAGGCCCGAAGAGCGACGAACAGTCGGCGACTGTTAAGGTCGAAATCGATAAGTCACTGCTTAGCCGTGAAGCATTGGGGCTTGATGAGATTGATAAAGCCATAGCTAAAATCGAAGGCGACGTTGGCGTCGTAAAGTCCGAAGTCACTGGAACGTCGACTCGTATTACTCAGCTCTCGAACAGCGTTGATTTGCGGATAAACAGCCTAGACGGCAAGGAGCTTATCTCACGAATCAACTTATCTCCGACAGGAACACGAATCGACGGCAGGCTACTACATGTTACAAGTGACGCCGTGTTCGACCAGAACGTCATCACTAAGGGCATGATACAGGCAGGAGCGGTAACAGCCGACAAAATGCAGGTAGATAGCTTAT